TGCCCAGAACTTATTGTTCCTCCAAAAGTTACTTTACCAGTATTATCTATTTTTATATCTTCATTGTATGCTGAATTATAAGAATTACCAATATACAAATAATCGTTTGTACTATTCCATTTTATAAATCCACCATCTGTGCCAGATAAACTATCTCCTATCCATATTTCTGCTGACGCATTTATAACTTGTAAATACCCATCTGTTCTTAGCGTACTTGCAAAAGTTGCAGATTTGTCACTAGCAATATGTAAAGCTTGTCCGTGACCACTACTAGCGGTGTCAACATCACTATTTACGTAAAATCTATGGTTTTGTATTCCACGATGTGCTCCATCAGCACTACCATAATACACAGTATTTGCGTTAGAATTGGTAGCGTATTGCATTATTGAAACATTGTTACCAGCGTAATTTAAAGTTGTAATACCGGTTTGTTTGTTGTTGTCAGCCGTTGTGTTATTTACAAGTCTTATTGTGTTATAACCGCTACCACCACCTCTAAAGTCAACATTTCCTGTAAAAGTACCACCATTTGCAGCTGATACAAAGTCTGTTTGGTTCACTACAGTGTCAGGAGCAGCACCTATTTCTGATGGGGTAGGTTTATGACCTTCGTGATAAACTTCATACCAGTCGGACCAATTTCCATTATTCTTTCTTCTGTAGTAGAAATCTGTAGCATAAGTATCAAACCCTAATTGACTAGCCCAGTTATTATTATCATCATACAGTTTAAAATGTATTACTGAAGACCAGTTTGCTGTAGTCCATCTTCCAGTAGCATCATCATCTGAATAAAAACCAGTTTTACTAAGATTATTCCAGTTGTCATGAGAACTTTCATTTGTACCAGAAGAGTTGTTACCGGATAAAACGTGATCAGAAAGTCTAGTTGTTGGAAAAGTTCCAGATGTTATATCACTAGCAGCGTGAGTATGTGAAGCAGCAGCAAGACCACTTAAATCTTGATCGCCTGTGTTAGTACCAGAAGAGGAGCCTGATAAGTTTGTTGCTGTTACAGTACCTTCAATAGTTACATTACCTGTAATATCTTGTTTAAAAGCGTCTGTATTACCACTACTACCTATATTCAAATTACCAGCATCATCTTTCCATATCCTATGACTAGTTGAGTAACTACTCGTAATAGCCATACCATTACCTGCTCCATCACCATTCTGCATTAAAACAAAAGCACCTGTTGTAGATACACCAGTACCTCCGTTAAGGGTTATAGCCCCTGTTGCTGTACTAGTTGTGATTATTTTACCTGTAAAACTCGAGTCGCCACCTCTTTTAATTTCAAGTCTTTTATTTCCTTGAGTGTAAAATTCATGACCACCACTAGAACCGTTTGTTGTCATATATTTAATAGCACCACTAGAACCATTATAGAACTCTATTTCTGCTGTTCTTGTTGTGTTTCCACTACTTAAGTCAGCTTTAATTACTTTGCCTGATGATGTTAAATATATGTTATTTGCAAAAGTTGCATCACCCGCGCTGTTTATTATTAAATCACTTGAAATATTTCCATTATCAACTCTTGTTCCTAAGTGTAATTCTCCTCCAAATTCACCACTAGTAGCGTTCTCTTTTTTGCTCCAAACAGCCGCAAAGTTTGTTGGTGTAGTGTTACCTGTAATATATTGACCTCCAAAAACAATACCCGCACCAACACCTGCAGCCATCGTAGTCGCATCATCTAATCTTAAGTTGTAACGAGCGTCACCCAAAGTTGTAACAGCCCCTCTTACTTGAAGTTGAGTGGTAGGTGCTGCCCCCACACCAACTTTACCGTTTCTATCTATACGCATCGCTTCAGCCATACTACCAGCATCTGCTTTTGTTTCAAATACTAATTCACCAGATGGATTACCACCACCGTGATCAGGATATATTGCTGTTATTCTAGCAGCGTCTAATAAATCTCCAGTTTGATTGTTGTCAGATGTTGACTGAAATGATATTCTGTTGAAGTTATTATCTGTCTGGTTATTGTTTTGTAAAACAAAATCACCTGTGTTTGTTCCAGCGTCACCAGTAGAGTATGTTGTAGTAGAATCTTCTCTAATTGTTAATTTTTGACTAGGAGCATTAGTACCTATACCGACTCTACCTTCGTGGGTAAATCTAACTCTTTCAATTAAAGCCCCAGCAGCTGTTCCGTTTCCAAAGTCAATAGTAATATCTCCTGATGTACTAGCAGAAACAGAATCCATTACACCAAATATACCACCTATAGAATATTCGTTGTAATTACCAAACTGCAACCCGTATTTTTCATTAACCGCATTACCAGTACCATTTAAAAATAAACCGGTATGGGTGTCTGTAGAGTTATTAGTTATTTTTGTAGGTTGATTTGTATTGCTTGGATCCCCTTTTATTGTTAGTTTTGATTCAGGGCTAACAGTACCGATACCAATTTTACCATCAGATTTAATGGTCATTTTTGTACTTGGAGAAGTGGCTGTTGCTACATGAGTAGTTAAGAATTGTAAATCAGATGAACCATTATCTAAACTATTTCTTACACCTGCTATTTTAGCGTTATAGTTAACTGCAGTTGCTGAAGTAGACGATCCAAAAATAATTTCACTACCACCACCAGGCGTGTTTGATCCACCAGTATATAAAAATATAGAATCTGAAGGCGCACTAGCAAAAGCTGTGTTAATTTTTATGCCTGAAAGAAATGGTATCGCCATATTAGTTTATTTGAATAGTAAAAAGACGGTACTCACGTACCGCCTATATTTTTAATTTTATTAACCTATCTTATTGATAAGAACTCTTATCTTGTCTGTATCAGGTTTTTGAGCAAATGTTATAGCAACCGCTCCACTAGATCCTCTTACAACATCAGCCATAGCGGTTAATCCAGTGTCAACTTCAATCAACTGAATCATAAATTGAGTACTGTCAGCACCTAAACCGTGGTTTTTATGAGGTGCAGATGCTCCTGAGTTTAATAAGTTTATAGTTGTTGCTGAATTATCACCAATTGTAGTAGAAAATTGTCTAGCGGTAATATCACTTGTTAAAGCAACAGTACCTGAGTTATCTGGTAAAGCTATTAATCTATCAGCTGTTGGGTCACCACCTGTAAACTTCATCTCATGAACATCATCTGTAGTACCTTCAAATTCTATAGTATTGTTTTCTACAACTTTTACGGTTTCATTTAATGTTGTTTGAGTACCTTTTACTGTAAAGTTACCTTCAACTGTTAGGTTATCACCTATTGTAACTTCTGAACTAGCATTACCAATTGTTACAGGAACATCAGCTGTTGCTGTACCTATTGTGATACCGTTTGTGGTATTAGAGTTATCTATATTTAATGTAGATGTTGAATCTAAGGATATGTTACTACCATCAACAACTAAAGTACCATCTATATCAGTATCGTCTAAATTAGACGTACCATCTACACTTAAATTACCTGTTACACTAGCGTTTACACTTACTGTTAAATCATTTGTTACAGTTAAATCATTACCAATAGTTACATCATTTGGTAAGCCAATTTGTAGAGATACATCTGTACCAGATTTAGATACTTGTGTTTCTATTTCATTGCTAGTACCTATTATTTTAAGATCATCAGTTAATAAATCTACATCAGCTGTATCACTAGAATCAGTACCATCTGAATCTATTGTAAGTGCTGTTGCTACATTAGCACTACCAGCAGCTGTTAATCTACCTTGAGCATCTACTGTAAATGTAGGTATTGCTGTTGATGAACCGTAAGAACCAGCTGTTACCGATGTATTATCTAGATCAATTTCTAAAGTAACAGGTGATGTTAAAGCACCGTTGCCATCAACATTGAATTTAGTCGTTATACCTGTATCACCAGATATTACTAAATCAAAGTTACCAGCGGTCACATCGTATGCTACACTGCTGTCATCAGTTATTTTTACTTGTCTTATATCTCCACCAAGATCTATCCAAGTATTTCCGTCGTAAACTTTAGGTGAATTAGTTCCTGTGTCGTATATTATTTTACCTTCTACGTCTGTCGCGTTTCCAGTTGTTGTCTTATGAAGGATCGCGTTTTGCAACTCTGATACGCTTCGTAAGTCTAAGTGATTTAAAATAGGTATTGCCATTGTTTTTAGTTTAAGTATGCGTAGCCACTTTCAGCAGCTGCTAAGTTTATTGTTAAGTTGTTTTCGTCAGTGTATACCACCCCAGCAAAAGCACCTACATTAGTATAAACATTATCAGAACTTGAAAATTTTATACTAACACTAGGAAATTTAGCTAAGTTATGGTTTATTGTCCATGTGTTACTTGCGTTATTTTGATGGTGAGCGTATGTTTTATCACCACCACTTTCAGGAAATATATCTATACCATATACTTTATCATTTACAACGGAACCATTAGATGTCTTTTTTGTTAATGATAAGTTGTAGAAGTTAGAGTTACCGTCTTGGCTAAAGCTCTCTACACTGTAAACTCCAAAATTATTTTTATTATCTATTTCGTAAATAATTATAGTTTTACCAGCTAATAAAGCTAGAGCGTTATCTACAGAGTTAACTGTTTCATTATAATTATATTTACTTACTTTTATGCTTGTTACATTAGCAAAGGTATCACCACTTGATATTGTAAATTTAGCTTGACCGCTACTAGGTGTACCATTATTACTTCTATATGTAAAACTACTACTAGATCCAGCAGTACCTGTTTCAGCTATAAATTTAGTAACGTCACCTATTACAAAATTTCTAGTGTCTCCACTTGAATCAGATCCTAGCAGCTTGTCACCACTACTAATACTTGTATCCTTTGTATATGTACTGATTCTAGCCATTATACTACTTTTTTAATATATTTCCAATCTTTTCTCCACTTCGTCCGCCAAAATAGGCTAAAACTACAGCCATCATAACTTTTTCAAAAGTGTCGTTCCACGTAGCACCTATATTAAAAGGTACTGATTCAACACTGTCTAATATACCAGCTAGTGAAAATATAACAATACACCACACTAAAACTAGCGGGCGTACGTTTTTCGAAAGCCATGAGTCAGATTTTGAATCTGCTTCCCACCTTGAAGTGATGGCTTCCATCTCTTTATTTTGTTGCTCGTATATTAACTGTTGTAGTTTTATTTTTTCTTCAGCAGGTATATCTGCTTTAGTTATCTCAGCTATAGCGTCTTTGGGTGACATAACACCTTGTAACACACCACCAAGTGTAGGATTTATCATTGAAGCAGCTCCAAATAATAATTTACCTACCGTACTGTCTTTAAATTTCTTTTTATCGCTCATAATTAGTAACCTGCGCCTCTACCAGACTTATTTTTAAATGCACTTGCGTTTTTACCTAGTTTACTTTTTGGAAATAAACCAAGACCCATTCCATTAAACGTTGGTGATGATTTCATAAAATTACTAAATATATTAGTACCAGCGCTTATATCACCCACAGGACCATCATATACTTCATAACCTTCACCTGATTCATCAACTTGTTTACTATCACCTTTTTTATAACTAAATTCATTTAAACCTTGATTATACTTGTTCATGGATAGGTTTGTAGCTCTAGATCTCATTTGTTCCGTAACCTTCTGATCTTTATCTCCAGTAATATTACCTTCAGCATCGTAGTTTAAACCTTTAATAGTTTTACCTGTTTTTTCACCAGCAGCTATAACATTAGCGCTTAGCTCACCTTTACCTTTACCTTTACCTAAACCTAAAAAACCTTTACTACCTTCTTCATATCTACGTATATCTCTGTTTGCTCTTCTTTCAGCTCTTCTAGTTCCTCTACGTTGTGCTCCTTCTGCCCAATTAGCGTTTTCGCTGTTTCTAAAATCCATGTTAAATGTTTGTGTTGGGTCAGTTTTTATTTCTTCTTTTCTAGGAGTTAAAGTAACGTTAGCACTAGATTTACCAGGTGTTAAAACACCTTTGTTCTTACCACCGGTAAAAGCACTATAAGCATCACCAGCGCCTGCACTTATAAATTTCTTATCAATAAGTTCTTGTGTCGTTACATCATCACCAAATCTTTCATATAAACCTTTAAAGTATTTGTTTTGATCTGTTTCTAATGTTCCACCGCCTTTAGCTGCATCAATAGATTTTGTATTGTAAGTATCTGGTTTATTTACATTTGTTCTTATATAATCGTGAGCTGTGCCTTTGTAGTTAACTATTTTTTTCTCTACGTTAGGGTCTGTTTGTTTTGTTGGGCTAGATTTATAAGTTATAGGGTTTGCTACTTTATTTGGCCCATCACCATCTTCTTTATCAAAATCTATACCTGTACCTTGAGCACCTGCTTGCGCTGCTTCAAAAGCTGTTTTTCTTAATAAGTTAGCTTTTCTTATTTTTTTATATATACTCATGATTTTTTAGTTTTTTCTTTTTTATAAGCTTCTTTTTCCCAAGGTAAGTTTTTACTACCCTCGTTCATATTAGCTCTGGAATATTTTTTACCTTTCCAATAAACATAGTTATCGTCATAATCAAGATCACCTCTATCCATTTGATCAAGGTGTACCTTTTCATGACGTATTGCTTCTTTACCTAGCTTACTGTTTTCGGGCACATCTTTATCTAAGTATATTGTACCGTCTTTGTTAGCTTCAGCTATAATGTCTTTACCTAAATCTTTCTTAATAACATCAGGTTGCTGATCGCTATTATGAAAGTTAGGTTTACCCATTTTGAAACCCATTAGTATTTCTTCTTGCTACAACCTTTTTTATACATACCACTACTACTGTATTTTTTCTTTGTAGCAGTTCTTGATGTTTTACCATCAGCAGCGTCTACCTTGTCTAGTATAGCGTTTCTTCTAGCTAATGCTTCGTTTGAAGGATCTATCTTGCTTTCGTTTAATTTTTGTCCTTTAGCTTTCTTTAGTGGATTACCTAATAAACCATGTTTACATGTTTTATCCTTTAAAATCATATTGACTTTAGAAGTTGCTTTTGGTCCTGCGTATCCCATAATTATCTGTTTTTGTCGTGTATCATATCATCAATAGCCTTATTATAGACTTTATCTGTATATGAATTGTTGTTAAAAAATTTATTTCGTTGTGACGTAGGAAGATCTTCTTCGCCTAATAATATGCGATATATCCTACTTATTAATTGGGAGCATTTAAATGATGTCTTAAAAATACTATATTTAATTGAAGTGCGGTTTCGATGCCTCCAAACTTCTATCCAACCTTCATCTCGTAATCTCTCCCAACGTTTCTTATCCCATGAATAAGTATAAGTACCGTTTATAAAATCGTTACGTGTAAATCTATCTTTACAATCAAGGTAAATTAAAAGTTCAAGATCTGCATCTCTTAGCCCATAAGTTTTACAGGCCCATTTACGAACGAGCCTGTAATATTTGAATAAGCCTATATCTCTTAAATCAGATGGGCTTAGTTTCATTCTACCAAGACTACGTCTTTTACTGTTATAACTTGATATTCATTATCTTGCCAATTTATAGCATGGCCAGCGTGTTTATCATAGTGTACTATATCATTATCACACACTCCTTGCACTAAATTACCTATTGTTATAACTTTTCCTTTATTATACCGATTATTTTCATCTTTTACTATTAAACCGGCAATAACTTTATCATCTTGCTTGATGTCTTCGACTACTATGTAATAATTAACTGCTCGCATTGTCTATTCTTATATTAGAGATTACACAATCCGCAGAAACTATAGTAGAGACAACACTAACTGCGTTCTTCAATGCTGTCTTTGTGACTAAAACTGGGTCGATTATACCATTTTTAACCATATTTACCTCTTTTCCGGTAATTACGTCAATACCATAACCAACTTTGCTAGGAGTTTTTGTCATTTCGATGCCTGCGTTATCTAGAATCGTTCTAAATGGCGAAATTATTGCTCTTGAAAGCATTTTTTCACCCTCGTTTTCTTCTTTTATAGATAAAGCTGCATTTAATAGAGCAATTCCGCCGCCAGGTACGATACCTTCTTGTAAAGCAGCCTTAACTGCGTATATAGCGTCTTCGATTCTATCTTTTTTCTCCTTTAATTCTATTTTAGAATCAGCTCCTACACGTATAATACCTACAGAACCGTTCAACATAGCTAATCTCTCTTGTTGTTTCTTCTTAAAAAACGGATCTTTTATCTCAGGTACCTTTTTTTCTATTTCTTTTATTCTATTTGATACATCTTCATTTAAAACACCAGTTGTCAAGACTGTAGTTCTGTTATCTGTGACAGATTTTACTACTTCGCCTAGACAATCTGGCTGGATGAGATCTAAATCATCTCCTAATTCTTCGTCTATTAGCTTTGCTCCAGTCAGAAGTGCTAAATCTTCAATTGTATCACGCTTGCTAGCGCCAAAACCAGGTGTATCAACTATGTTTACTTTGATATTACCCTTAACTTTGTTCATTAAAAGTGCTGATTTGACTTGATTACTAACAGCTGCAACAATAAGTAAGCTTCTATTTTGCTTAATTACGTGTTCTAATATGTTTTGTATCTTTCTAATACTTGGTATTTCCGATGCTACTACTAATACATAAGGATTTTCTAGCTCACATAGCTGTCTATCTTTATTTGTCATAAAATGTGGTGATGTAAGCTTACAACTAAGCTGTACTCCATCAACAATTTCTGAATATGTTTCGTTAGTTTCACTTTCTTCCATCAAAACTACACCATCTTTACCAACTTTTTCATAGGTTTCAGCTATTAAACTACCTAAAACCTCATCGTTATTACAACTTATAGCAGA